ACCTTGAGGTCTGTTAGTCATTACTCTCCATCCACTTGATGTGTATGGCCTTTTAGGTAGAATAGATAATGGGTTTATTTCTTGGTTAATCATTGACCAAACTTTTTGTCCATATACTATGTTGTAAAGTGCAGTTAGGTTATTACCTGCTGTACCATTTAAGGTTAATGCTGTGTCACTAGAACCAGTAAATCCACTGTTAATAGAACCAACAATACCAGCACTTTTCAACAATCCATTCCCAGTACCACCTATGTTACCATAAGTAGCCGCTTCTAAATCTCTTATTGTGTTTATGTATTTTGTCATTTTATTCACTTCCTTTAAATTTGGCCCTCCAGCCTTTCAACTAGAGCATTTATATCGCTCCAATCCATTTTAGCGATTTCATCGCCTGATGGAATATTAAGTTCTGCAACTACTTCTTCTTGTTTCCTAATTACAGTTTCTTTTTCTTCTTTTAATGATTTTAAAAGGGAACTAAATTGTTCTTTTAATTCTGCTACTTCTGTCTTAGCATCATAATTAGCCTTTTCAATTTCTTCAGTCTTTGCTACCATCTCAGCATCGAATCTTGTTTGGAACTGATTTTTAACTGCTTCATAAGCCGCTTTTTCCAATTGTTCTGCTTTAAATTCTGCATAAGCCTTTTCTAAGTTTTCAGGGGATAAATCTAATGTAGACTGGTCATCGAACTTAGCCATGTATTTACCGTCTAATTGAGGATGAGGGTCATCCACATATTCTCCAGCGTTTCCAGCATCTATATGTCCTGTAGCCAAATCGGGTCTTGATTTTGCTTCCATGTCATCATCATCAGCCTTTTCTGAATGCATTCCTTTTTCATCCATAGCCTTTTCTTCCATGTCTTCTTTTTCGTGCATCATTCCATGACCTTTATCTTCCATGTCTTCTTTTTCTTCATCCATGTTGTATTGCATGTTTTCTTCCATTTCTTCTTTCTCTAGGTTTGACATCTCTGTTCCTCCTTCTGATAAAGCAACGTTTTTCATCATCTTCTTTATATGCTTTTCCGTTATTTCTGGATTTTGGGATGAAATTTCGTCTTTGGTTTCATCTCCGTTTATCCTTTCTAAAGTTTTATTAAGTTCACCTATGGCTTTCTCTAAGTCATTAATTTTATTTTCTTTGTCCATTTTAAGAATATCAAACTTGGCTTCGGGGTTTATTCCTTTTTCACAAATAGTTACTTCATGAAGTTCTAATTTAGAAATTTCATTATAGTCACCATATTCTTCATGTTTCTTTTTTCTTTTTTCTAATGCTTGACCACCTATACTAAAAGAACGTAGACTTCCGTTTCTTATTTCACGACCAACTTCTTTAGCCTTTTCAATGTCTTCTCTCATTTTTATAACTACAAAAAAACCTACATCATCCACTTGTGTCTTCCAAAGTTTTCCTGTTTTATCCCTGTAACTAGGAATAACTTCACCAACTTGTACATTAGAATGGTTTGTCATTACGTTTCTAAATTTTGTAATTTTCATATATTTACCTACGGCTTCTCCTAGTGCTTCTAAAGTGATTAAATCGTTTTGTTTATCAACCATTTCAATAGAAGCATATCCACCTATAACTAAGTTATCAGATTTTAAAATACTAAAAGAATCATTCCTAATAGGATTAACTGATTTAAATACAGCGGTTGCACTCATGTTTATTACTTCTTAGAAGGAACTATATTAATTGTTTCCTAATTCAGAATACTTATCTTCTCTTATATCCCATTTACCATCGTCTGTTTTAGGGTCAACAGGTTCAGTCTCTACTCCAGTCCAAGCGAGCCATTTACTTTCACCCTTAACAGGGATAACTCTTACATGAAATTTAGTTTCAAACTTATTTCCCTCTAACATGTATTCGTGGTAGCCATCCCTTTGAACTCCTAACTTAACTTTACCTGAATCAATTAATTTTCCCTTTCTAAATTTAGTTTCGACTTTAGCGGGGAACTTTCCAGATTTACCAAACAGGGAAAAAATATCATCTTCTTCTTCTATATCTATTTCCCAACCAATAAGTTCTTTATCTAATTTAAACATTATAGATAAGTTATCATCCTCTTTGCGATATACTTTAAATTCACCCTCTCTATACTGTTTAGGTGTTTCATATTTTTCTATCATATCATATTCTGGAAAAAACTTATTCTCTTCTTTATCATAAGTTATATCTTCTAAATTTTTCATCCAATTTTGAAGGTCTTTAGACTTAGCATTAAAAATATTATTAAATTCTTTTAGATGTTCCCGTTTAACATATTCTTCTATTTTAGAAAAAGGAAGACCATCTTTATGTTTCATTAAAAAGTTTTTAATCGCAACTCTAAATTTAGCCTTTTGAGTCTTCAACATATCTTGTATTTGTTCTTTCCAAATATCAATATCCAGTGCCGCATTTTTAGCCATTAAATTGTTTTCTTCAAAGGCATAAGAGGTAAAACCATCTAATTCAGATTTTAATATAGTAGCACTACCATGAATAGTATCAGTAATTGAATAACCTTTTTCTAAAGCCTCTATAGTATAATTGAGGGATTTATCAGTATCATTTGCTAAGAACTCTAAAGTAATTATTTTGTCTGGAAGTTTAACTTCAGGTATCTCTATTACTTCGGCAGACATTATTTTATACCCATTACTATCTTTTTTAACCTCACTAATTTTTACTCTTACTATATCTCCAATATCGACATTAGTATTAGTTGGTTTAGTTTTACCAACATTAATATATTCTCTATCATCTACAGTTTTTGTATTTTTAAAATCATCTTTATCGGTTAAAGGACCAGCACCTAACTCATAAACAGATTTATTTGACTTAGCAGTTTTATTTAACACTATTAAATCTAAATCTACAAACTTTTTCCATTTAACCCACTTTGGATTTTTCTTAGTTCCTATAAAGTAAGTAGATGTTTTATCCTTAATAACAACTCCTTCCGCTGTTGGTATCTTCATAATTTCTTCAGCATACTCTTTTACTTCTTTAATAGAGTCAGCATATCTAGTATCTTTTTTAGAAGGAAATGCTAAGAGTTCATCTGAATGTGTTGAATAATTATTGAACAAAATAGTCATTCTTTCTTCTAATTCTGCTTCATGTAATTCTTTATCTTCATGCCTCATAATATCAAACACATGCGCTCTTAAAATTAACTCCTCTTTTTTATCGCCTTTAATATATTCAATCACCTTTGCTCTAGGTAAATGATTTTCCTTATTGAATAATAACAATTCACCATCAAGAATACAATCACCGAAATGTTTTGCTTTCATTATCTTAACTTGTTCGGGGCATTTACTGGTTATATCGTCACCCTCAAAGGAATAAATTTTAACCTGTTCATCTATTTTATGAATCTGTATTCTCATACCATCATATTTTTCTTGAACAACCCACTCACCAGTAAACCCTAAAAGTTCTTTTAAATCATCTATTTCAAAAATACGATACATCGGTTTGTTAGGAACTAAGAAATGAGAATCAGCCTTTTCTGCTTTTTGCAAACTAACTAAGTTATCCCAATTTTTCGAACTATGGTGAGAAATATATATTTTTTCTAATAACTTTTTAGCGCCTTTATATTTTCCTTCTATTCTTTTAGTATCTTTACCATCACCATAATGCTCTACAATAAAATCTATTACATCTTTTTCTTCTAAGTTTAGTCCCTTTATCCCTGCACTAATAGTATCGGGTTCAATATCATGCTCTTTCCAAGCATCTTCACTTAACTCTTTATCATGTATTCTGATAGCCCAATGAATAAACTTAGCAAATAAACTTTCATCTTCCATCAATTTATCTAGTAATTCATCTTTATACTTTTTAACAAATGGGTCTTTTACCATTTCAGAAGAATATCTTAATTCTTTTATTTGTTCGTATATTTTTCTAGCGTCATTACTTTCAGGGTCTTCAGCCTCATTAGAAAATAAATCTTTTTCGTTAATAGTTCGTTTTATTTCTTTAGAGAAATCATCTATGTCATCCCATTGTTTCCTTAAAGTTTTAATTTCACTTACCCATTTTTTACCATAGGTTTTCTTATCCGATAAAGCGGATAAGTATGACATTCTCATTTTTTCAAAAAATTGAATTACCCTTACAGTTAAAGGGTCTTTATCTTTTTGAAGTAAAAGAGGCACACGTAATCACCTAAGTATATTTTCGCCAGTTCTTTATGTTTCCATCTTTTTTTGCCGCTGTTGCCGCCATTCCTACTACAATTGGTCCTACCGAATCTAATTGATTTAAATTGAAACTATCATCGGCTTCTGCTAATTCTTCCAAAATTGAATCATAAGCAGTTAAGAGGCTAGTTATCATGGTAGGGCTAAGACTAAAACCTCCCCTTTTCTTTTCCCTATATTCTTTTGTTCTGCGTTCTTTTGCTTCTTCAGGGGTTTCTGGAGAATCTTCAACAACAGGTTTACGTTTTGATTGTCTTCTTTCTTTTCTTTGTTGTAACTTACCTGCTCTTCTAGTTCTCTTTGCGTGTTCCGCTTCATCTATTCTATCTGCTTTAGAAATAGTGCTACCAGCGTAAACTCTTTCTCCAGCCTTTACATCTTGTCCCTTTGCTTCTTCGGAAAGATGCCCAACACCTAATTCTTTAGGTTTAGCCTTTTCACCTTTAGTTCGTTTTACTTTCATTTCTTCGCCAATGACGAATTTTTTTAGTTCTTCCATATATTCTTGTGTGTATCTACTCATGTTAATTACCTCCTAATCTGTCTACTAAATTGTTTATATCATCCCAACTCATCTTAGCAATTGTATCTGAATCTGGAACATCCGAATGAGTTTTCATTGCTGGAACTGGTGTATGAGTTGTAACCATTCCTGATTTCATTAAAATGTTATCATTATTATAAACTGTCTTTTCTATCTCTTTTACTCTACTTACTAATTCTTTTAGTAAGTCCATCATTTCATTATTTTCTTCTGTCATTTTTCATCATCCCTTAAACTACCAGCACTCTTTGGATATACTATTTTTCTCACCTGTCGATACAGTTGTTCATACTGCTTACGGAGTTTGCTCGCAGTAGCGACCATATCAACGTTTTGCTCATTAATAGATTTCATTCGCTTTTTCATCTTATTATCATCTTTAACCAAATCTAATTCTTCTAACATCCCAATTAAATCGCCTAACTGTGTAAAGTCTTGACCGAAATACTCTGTAGGTTCTGCCGCTTGAAGAGTTTTCTTTAGTTTTTTCTTTTGCTTAGAATCTAAAGCATTAAGAATTTTATTTTCTTCTTTTAGTATATCTTCCCATGTCATATTATTCACCTTACATATCGGGGTTTTCCTCTATATAGTCGGAGGCCAAACTAATAAATATCTTTCTCAAAACATCTCGTAGTTCCATTTCTAAATCTTCGTCATAGTCAATTGTGGTATAACTTTCTGTATATTTGTCTAGTATTCTATCAGCATTTTCAACCACTTCATCAACAAATCTTCTTATAGATTTTTTATTCTTTATTATATCTTCCCATGTCATGCCATTTCCTCTCCATCTTCAGTAATTATCATCTCATCTCCATCTTCATCATCATAAGTAATAGACCACATATAACCCCCGTATTCAATCTCTTTACCAAAGCCCTCAAGACCATCTTCTGCTTCATCCATTAATTTTTCAGCCATTTTTATAGCCCCTTCTTTGGTGTCCATAATTTCTTCTTCGATATTCATCGGAGGATAAGGTCTACCACTTTTAGTATAGAACGTTAGTAATATGTTAAATTTTTGTATTTTAATTGCCCTTTTCAATATATCTTTCCAAGCCATTTACTCATCCCCCACTTGTTCTTCTAATTCAGTTTTATCTGTAGATACTATAATTTTATCGCCAAAAGTATTCCTAAAATTACTAAGAAATTCATTATCATCAAATCCCTCTAATGGCTCTGTAAAATCAAAAATACCAGTGGGCAATATTCCATCTAATCTTTCAGCCGCTTTAAGGTATCTAACATTATCAAATTCTTGATTTAAATAATTTTTAATATTTGTTTTTTCTTCTTCCCAATCTAAATTACTATTTGCTAGTGTTACTCTTACAGGTATTCTCTGTAATTGTAATAAAGCCATCAATTCACCTTCTTGTAGTTCTCTTACTAAAGCCCTATAATCATTCAAAAACTTTTTTCTATTTTCTTTTGAGCGCTCTAACACAACTCCTCTTTTTTGCTCAATAGCGTATAATAAAGCATCTAATAAAGTTACACTAGGTCTTGAACCGTCTAATCTTGGGTATTTCTTTTTAGCAGTTAATGTATTATGTATTTTTTCTTTTAAATCGTTTACTTTCATATTATTTTTAGAAAACAATTTAACCTCAGAATCATTTGTATAAAGTTTATCCTCGGCATTTACACCTACTTGTTCATAGTTAGAATCTAACCAATTCTTCTGAAATGATTTGAAATCCTTACTTCTTTCTTCTCTGTATTCTTCGAATGGTTTAGTTTTTTGTGATAATCTTTCTAATCCAAATTTTTCTCTTTTTAGTTTTTCGAATTCACTTTTAATTTCCTTTTCAAAATCATCTCTAATTAATTTATTTAAAGAACTCTTTTGGCTACTATTAGCCTCTTTAACATTTAAAGGTTTAAAATAATAACTAGGTTTAGCGGCCTCTTCTAATTTTTCTATTGCTTTATTGTTTGGAATTAACGCTAATAATGGGTCTTCTACCTCGGATTCATAAACTAATTTACCTTCAAAATCTAACATGTCTACTTTTGTTAATAAACCACTTAACTTTTGTAAATCCTTTAAGTCTTTATCTAATTCTTTATCAACCTCTACTACTTTTTCTTTAGATGCGGAACGCTCCGCTTCAAACATACCAACATCTCTTGGTGTTTTTTCTTGTAGTCTTTTATCTTCTATAGATATTAATTGATTTAAACCAGCAATTATTTTTTTTAAATCCCCATATTTAGAAGCGTCCCACTTAGTCTCTTTCTCTAATAAATTTCTAAAGTTAATAAGATTCTGTTCTCTTGATTCTTCTTCATAACCATCATTCTCTCTAACGGTTTCTAATAAAAAAGGAGGATTATCTTTATTCATCCATCTTCCTACTTTAGTTCTTTTACTAGCACCTGCTAATTTTTTAAAAGCCGTTAATGTTTCTTTACTAAAAACTTCTGAATCTCCAGAATCTAATATAGCATCTACAAAGGTTTTACCAGTGGCTTTGAGGATAGTAGGGTAATACTCATGTAATAAAATTTCAAACATATCTAAAGGATTATTCGTTTTACGAAGATGAGCCTTTAACAATGTTGTCATTCAAATCACTTAAAAAAATGGTATATTTTCTTTCTTTTGTCTTTTTCTTTTAGGTAAATGAATTACATTAGGTACGCCATTAGTTTTAGGTTCAGGTCTATCCTTTTCCTTCTTTAATTGCATTGGCATATAATTTGGTTTAGACGCTTTAAGTTTTTCTTGTTGCGCTAAAATTCTTTCAGCCCTAATTAGTTTCTTTCTCATTTTTGTTGCTTCTTCTCTTGTTGTCATATTTATTCCTCTGTTATTTTAACTCCTAATTTACCCTGTGTTCTAAATAATAAATTCATTATATCTTCTCTAGGCATATCTTTTACTTTTTCAGTTAACATTTCAATTAAATCTTCCCTAGTTGCATCTGCTAATTCTGCTTCCATATCAGGCATTGGTCTATCTTTTCTTGCTTCTAATTTAGGGTCATCCATTGCTCCTACCATTGGAACTCCACCTTTAGGT